GATAATTTTAATATACCCATTTCAGTAGCTCTAATACCGAAGTTTCTAAGAACTACGTTTTCGTCATTCACTAACTCTAAGAACAACTCTGGGTTTCTCTTAGCATATAATAGTAAATCTCTTCTAAGTTCTTTAGAACTCATGTCAGATACTTTAGATCCAATTTCTACTCTCATGATAGCTTCAGCCATGTCAATGTCAATAGATTGTGCTGCGTTTAAAGCTTCTATTTCCATTTCTAACCAAGCAATCTCACCTATTGCGTTTGCAACTGGCTTTTCTTCGTAAAACATTACGTCTCTATCTGGATGATATAAAGAAAGTAGTTTTTGTAAAATTGTTTTTTCTCTTTCAACAATTAACATTCCGTTTCTAAAAATAACGTGCTCTAGTCTTTGGTCACCTTTCATTTCGTCAACAAAAACAGTTCTTTGATTTTGGCAGTACTTAAGTTCTCTTTCGTAACCTGCATCTTCGTCAAACCAGTGTATGTTTGCAGATTTGATAGACCTTGATAAAGGCTTTTTATTACCTTTCAACCTGTAGATTCTATCTTTAATTTCCCAACCGTCTTCTAGAGTTTTGTACTCTTTTTCTTTTCTTTTTGGTTTTTCAATAACAACTTCTGTCATTTCATTAGTTGCTTGCATTTGAGGTTCTACCTCTTGTTTTGGTGCAGCTTTCGCTGCTGTTTGCTTTTTAGCCATGATATAATATAATAAAAATTAATAAAAAAAAGATCGAGGACCTAAGCCCTCGACCTTGATAAATATGCTTACTTCATTAACATGAAGTTGTTAGCACCTTGTGTAACTAAACATCTTTCAGATAAATAGTGAATTTGCATTGCATCCAAAGCAGAAGTTGTAGCTCCCACAGATCCTGTAACCCAAGTTTTCATTTTTCTGTTGTCAGTTTGTGAAGCACGGAAACGAACGTGTAAGAAAGGACGTTTAAGGTTCTTTCCTAAAGCTTGATCGTAAACTGAAGATACACCAGCTGGTACAATAACTCCACGGATAGCTGCGCTACCTGCTCTGTCGTTAATACCACCTCTTGTAGACTTGTCGTTTAAGTATTTCATGTCAGACTTATAGAAGTCGTAAGATCCTCTACGGAATCCAGAAAAACCTAAGTTTAATGCCATATCTTCAGAGTTGTCGAATACTCCGTAAGAAGTACCACCAGCAACGTAAGAATTCATAGAAGCTAACATGTCATCCATTGCTAAGCTAGTAGCTCTGTTTACAAACATCATGTTTTCTTCAATAGCACCTTGCTTGTCAAACTCTGCTAGAATAGCGTCAAACTCAGCTAAATCAGTAGCAGCGTTAACACCAGTAACACCAGAAGTAACATTACCTCTAGACTCAATAGCAGCAAATAAACCTTCAGTACCAGAACCGCCAGCAGCAGAATCAGCAGCACCTCTAATTTGACCGTCATCACCGAAACCAATAACTGATGCAGCAGCAGATTTCTCAGCTTCTAACATAGACATTTCTAGGTAGTCAGTAAAACGAGCTCTAGTATCGCCTTCAGCCTTTAGGTACCATAGGTAACCATTTTGTCCTTCTTCACCAGAAACTTCAACCCAACCAACTTGAGACGCATCAGATCCAGAGATCTCGTAGTAGTCCTTCATTATAATTGGCTTGTTAGTAAACGACTTGAAAGTAGGAGTTAAAGCTGTTCTTTTGTCAGATTCAAATGTACCAGTCTTGTCAGTGTATTTTTGCCCTTTACCGTACTCAGAACCAATAACTAATACAGTAGCTGTACCGTCAGATAGAGTTGACAAAGCAGCTGTAGCATAAGGCTCAACTGAAACAATAGCAGAGTCTGGAGTTTCAACAACTAGTGCTTTAACTACAACGCCAGCTTGCGCTATTAATACAACATCGTTAGTTCTAATACCGTGAGTAGTAGTCAATGCGTTTCCGTCAATGTCAGTAGTAATTTCAAGTGTACCGTTAACATCACCATCCGCATTTACTGTACAAACGTAAGATAAATGTAATCTTGATTGCTCAGACCATACAACTTGATCAGCTGTCATTGCCTCTTCAGCACCTACTTGAGATAAAAATCCTGAGATAGTTCTGTTTCCAAAAATCTCAGCCTCTTTCTCCATAAGGTCTGGTAAATATTGTTGTGCCCAACCTGCTGTAGCAGCGGACGTAAAATCGATGTAGTTTGTAGATAGTGTTTGTTGCTGTGAAGCTGCAACACTATTTAAACTACCTCCTGCAGTAATTGCCATAATTAATTTGTTTTAAATTGTTAAATTATTTTTTGTTTTTAATTTTAAACTTAAAATCAGAAGAGTCACTGCCTAATACTTTGTATTTCATACCACCAGCTTCAAACTCTTTGTGAGATTGTCTTGGCGCCATGTCTACGTTCTTAGCTTTAGCAACGCTGTTTTTCAACGCGTCAGCCTTACCTTGTTCGTAAAAGTGGTTAGCAATAGAATCAGAATTCATAGCTGAGTATAAAGCTTTATGATAACCTTTAGCGTCTGACATTGTTCCATCTTCGTTCAAAAACTTTTTGACAAAGTTGTTAATGTCGCTTTGAGTATCTTTTACTTTTCCAGCTTCTTTAACGTTCACTCTATACTTTTTCTCTCCGACGTTATATTCAAAACCTTTGAACTTGTCGTTAAAAACTGATTCAGTCTTTTTTAAGAAAGTAGATTGTTCGCTTTTAATTCTGTTTTCATTAACTTCCGATTCCTTGTTATATCGGTTGAAAAAATCTACAGCTTTTTGTTGCTCACCAGTGAGCTTTGATCCAGCTTTGATCTCTTCGTAATATTTAGACTTTTGCCCGTCTAAGTAGGCTTTCGCTTCAGCAACTTGCTCTTTCAAAGCGATTTTCTTTTTTCTAATATCTCTTTCGTCATCTATGTCCTCATCAAAAGAAAAGTTTTCATCCATTAAAAATGATCTTTCTTCTGCGTCTAAGTGAGGCTTAGTTAACCTGTAGTATTCTTCTAGAGCCTGAGTATTATCCATTTGACTATAGTCTTGGTTTAACCTAGCGTAGTCATTAATGTCACCGCCAGTTTCTTCTATGAAGTCAACTAACTTTTGAATATTTTCAGGTAGAGGCTTACCAGTAGCTTCGGCTTCAGCAACAGCTTCTTCAACTTGCTCTACAACCTCTTCTACTTCTTCTTCAGTTATTTCTTCAAGAACTGGTGTTTCTATTTCTTCTGTAACTTCTTCAGCTACAGGCTCAACCACTTCTTCCTCTGCAGCTTCTTGAATTGGTTGGCTTAAGTCTATTTTAATTACTGAATCATCTCCAGCACTTTCAAACTTACTTTCATCAACAACAGTTGTTTCTTCCACCTGTGTCGTCTCTTCAACTTGTTGAGTCTCCTCGTTTTTTTCTAATTCTTCTTGCATAATATAATATAATAATAGTTAATAAATTTTATCTAGGATCAAAACCACCTAAATCAAAACCTCCACTCATAGTATCATTACCTGCCGACTCAAAGTTTTTAGGTGCTTTTCCACTCTTTCTTTGATCTATAAGCTCTGATTGCTGTGAAGCTTGGATTTTAGTTCTTTCGTCTTTGCGATCTTCTTTTTCTTTTTCTTTTGATTTGACATTGTCTGTATCAGCAGATCTTAACTGCATGTTGTACTGAAACTCTACTTCCATCAACTCTTTTTTAGCAGCAAGCTCTTGTTGCATCTTTTGCATTTCTAGTTGATTTTTCATTTGCTCTAGTTGCATCTTACCTTGATTAAAAGACTGATCTTTCTGAACTTCAAGCTGAGCAGCTGATTGAGCGGCTTGAGTATTAGACTGCGTTTGAGCTTGAATATTCTCTAGCTGTTTAGCTCTATCTTTTTGCTCTTTCTTTTTTCTTCTTATTTTCAATAGCTGATTAGCCATTTTTAAGTTTCTTATTTCCCTAAGGTCTATAGCGTCTTCTAGATCTATACTTTTTTGTTGAAGCGCCATTTGTATATTATTTTCTAATATTTGTTTTTGCTCGTCGTCTGGAGCAAGCTCAATAAATATACCAAAATCGTATAAGTGTAACTCAGACATTTCTTCTAACGTAGCAACATTGTGAGCACCTATAGCTTGTATAAATGCATTTTTAGTAGGAGAATACTCTAGCACGTCAGATATTCTTAGTGATAAACACTCTGCTAAATCAGCTGTTAAAAATAGACCAGCCTGTAATATATGCCTTGTAGCTGTATTACTATTGGCAGCAGCTAACTTCTGAACACCTACTAAAGCGTTTTTATCAGGAGTACTACCATCTCTAGCTTCATTAAGCCCAGTAGTATCTCTAATCATCTGCATATAATAATTGTATGTTCCAATCAAACTCTGCATCTTAGCTCCACCAGATCCACTTGATATTTCTTGAATAGGTACTTTACCAGGGTTCATATCACCATCAGAAGTAAATGATCTACCTATAACAGAACCTGTTTGGAAGAACATATTTAAAGCTTCTTGTGGATTATAGTTTGTTCCGTTGCCCAAGTCTATTTCAGCTAAGCCATCAGCATCAAGGTAAACTCCATCTGGAACTAGCCTAGACATTACTTGCTGTAGTTTTAAATGTGTAAGCTGAATCATGTCAGCGAAACCTGTTATACGCTTAACTAGTGACTCTATCTTGCCGTTGTACATTCTAGGAGCAACTATAGAATAAGGCATCTTAACTTTAGTAAAGTCACTTTTTGGCCTCATCATATTTTTAGCCATTTGCCACTTTATAAGCTTATCCGTACCTAGTATCATAGCACCCTCGTACAAGCACTCTATAGATCTTTGCAGCTTAGAATAATCCATAACATCAGTTGGAGGATTAAACGTATCGTCTTTTTCTATTAACTTTTCAGCTCCACTTCCAGTTTCCTTAACCTTATAAACCTCATTCATGTAGGTTTTGTAGTTAAAATATAGAATTTGAATTTTGTTTTGATCTTCTCTATCTGTAGAGTACCTACTGTTATTGTTGTTCTTGTTGTAAGAAGAACTAGATCTTATCTCTTCTAAGTCTTCTTGGTTTAAGTGAGGAAACTGTTTTGCTAGCTCGTTTATAGGTATTGACTTAACCTCGCCTACATAGTAACAATCTTCAAAGTAAGGAGAGTCTGTATAAGAGTATACTAAGTTAGCAGGATCAACGTAATCTATTGTTATTCCCTCTGAAGTTGTGAAAGAGTTTTTTATAGCTGCAATGCCAAGCACCGCTAAATCATAGTAAAATCTTTTTTTAGTAAGCTCGTATCTGTTTCCATCCATTAAAACATTTAAAGCTTGCTCTTCGGCTAATTCTACAGCTTGCTTGTAATTCAGCTGCATGTGCAGTTGTAGTTCTTCCATTGTTTGAGGAAGTATCTCTTCGCCGCTTTCTTTTAAGTCAATACCAAAGTCTTTAGCAATAATATCGTTAAAGTCTTTGAAGTCCATGTCAGACATAATGTTCTCCATGTACTCTGTTCTTTTGTCAACTCCGTTTTGAGACTGAGAATAGGCTTTTATATCGTACGTTCTTTCAGCAATACCATTAACTACTATATCTACAAACTTTGGTATAACAGGAACTGGGCTCCAGTCTAAGTTTAAATAAGAAAGATCACCGTTTATAGATAATTCGTCTTTGTACTTTTGAATAGACTGTTCTCCTCTAGCGTATAATCTTAAATTGTGAAAATCATTGCTATTGTTTTTATACTTACCAGAACTCCTATCGTTGTAGAACCATTCAGTTTCAATAGCTTTACCAACTTTTAAGCCGTAGTCGTAACTAAGCTTTTCAGCGTCGCTTACAGTTTGACTTGGAAAATAACTTTTTATAACAGACTCTGCCATACTTTTATTTTATTATTTTAGATGCACCACCAGTATTTGTATACCGTGATATGTTTATGTTTAGCTTTGGTTTTTGCACTTCCGCGTGTGGTCTATATAAATGTCTATTGCAAGCCATAATGGCTAGCCCTGAACTTATTGCTGCATCAAACTTTGTACGTTTATTAATATCAAACCTACTCCATTCATTTAGCGTTTGGTTAAAGTACACGTTACCATAGTTACCGTCACCCATGTGACCAACGTGGCTTTGTATGTACATTTCTATAGCAGCAGCGTGAGCTTGTTTTATATCTTCACTAGAGTTTGGTATACCACCAACTTCTTTTTCTGCAACAGATAACTTGTTCCAAACTTTGTCAGGTCTGTTCATACTGAAACCTCTATACCCTCTACGCTTTAAGTAGTAAAGTAACCTAGGCTTATTATTCTCTGCTAGTATTGGCATACCATAAAATACTAATGCCATCAATACGTCTTCAAAAAATATTTCAGCGGTTTGTGGTCTTGCAATATATTCTAAGAACATGTGATTCGGTGGTGCATCTTCCATGCTAAACTTTGTTAATCCGTGTAAAGCACCTTTAGATCCTCTACCATCAACTGTTCCACTAATATCGTAGCTGTCACATCCAAACGCACCCACGTGCTCATTACCTGGATGTTTAACTCCGTTCTTTGTTATTACTTTATTCTGAAGGTGGTGAGGTGGCGTCCAACTTATATTGAACCTTCCTTTTGGATCAGGATAGAAAACTACCTTAGAATCCTTAATGCCATTCTCCCATTGAAAATTACCCGTGTTAACCACAGAGCTATTTCTCATTCCTTCATTATAATCTATTTGTTCGTATATCTTAACTAAATTAAATATACTGTTGTTTGCCTCGTCTCTAAAAGCGTGTTCTGTTGTTCTAGGAAACTGACGGTAAAATTCATTTAACCCGTCTTGATCTCCTTTTAATCCTTCAGCTTCATTTTCCCAGTGTTCCACTATACCAATATCAATTACTTCACCATCTGGTCCAAGCACTTCGTCATCTGGACTTTCAAATACTGGTTGACCGTACTGATCAATAAACCCTTCGTAATTCCACTCCATTGGTATGAATAAGGAATATAAGCCAGACTTTGTTTGTCCATTTTTGTTTCTGCTAGTAACATCTGAATCATTGTAAAGCTTTTTAAAGTTTTCACCACCCTTATCTAAAGAGTTAGATGTTGAACCCATCATGCATTTTCCTATGATTCTACTACCTAGTCTTAAGCAGGTTTTTGTAACCCGCCAGTTGTTGAGTATGTTGTCTGGTCGTTCCCATTTACCACTCTCATCGTGTACCAGTAGCGCTAGCTTTTCACCATCATAACTGTTGTCACCTGTGTTCTTCCAGTCAATCGTAGTGTCAAGACCTTTTATCTCTTCTAGTTTTTCGTTAACCTCTATTTTCTTACGAGTAAACTTACTCGCCGGTACACGATATGCTAGCTCAGACTTTGGTCTGTCCATACCATCTTGTATTGGCTTGAAAAAGAAAGGATAGTTTATTGATATAGGTACAACCTTATCTGTAAACATCTTCTTGGCATCAGCACCACTTTTAGATAGTATTCCATATCTACTATCACTTGATATTGTAGCTAAGTTAACCGCCTCAGCTGAGCTCATAAAAGAAAAACCAGAACGTCTATTCTTAAGATAACACATACCGTAGCATCGTTTATCAGCCTTACAAGCTTCCCAAAATATAAAGAATAATCTATTTGCCTCACGAAAGTCTGGAGCGCCAACGTCAATCTTACTCCACTGTAAATACATATAGTGTGTACCTGTTATATACGTAGGCGTTCCATTATTATTAAACCAAAAACCACCGCTACGCCTATCGAACTCTCCGTCGATGTAGTCGTGCCATTGTTCTTTTTGATCTTCCGGATACGCTTTCCAGTCAAATATTGTTTTAATCTTTTTAAGTACTTCAGGTTTTTCAAGTTGTTTCCACTTTTTATGTTTGTTGCTATACACATCTGTAGGCGGCTTAGGCAAAGCTATGCGTAGGTTTTGTATTTCGTATATTTCACCGATCTGACCGTTGTTAGAAAGCACTACAACGTCGTGCTCTTTGTTATAGCCATACTTCCACTTCTTGCCTTTGTTAAGCCTACTTATTGTAGTCTTTTTTATTGGCTCTACTATTTTGTATAAAGTTTGTTCGTACATTACTTAGATCTACCTTCGGCAAAGCCCTTAAAAACCTTCTCTTCTTTCTTTTCAATAGTCTTACCCTCGAGTAGAGCTTCCTCTTCTTGAATACGATTAAGTATCTCAAAGGCGTCAAAGATAGCGAGCTTCTTTGTAGCAGCAGCGTTCTTAAGTCTATCGGCAGTAATGTCATCATCACCATCAACAATAGCTTCTTTTGCAACCTTGATAAGTTCTTCAACGGCCTTATGTCCAGCTTGGATTATATTCTTCTTCGTTTCCTTGATATTCATATTTAATTGTAATAAAGTTAGACATTACTCTATATAGTCTTTCACCATCTACGACAAACTCGTACTCACTACTTGGC